AAAAAAGAGTTAAAGGAAATTATTAAGAAGCATATTGACTTTTTATATGACCAACATCTTGATGCTAATTCCCATGCTGAAAATTTTATAAGAGAGTTGGACTTGGATAATATTTATTAGGAAGGAAAAGGGATAATGATAAACACAGAAAAATTAGTGAGTAGCTGTATTGTAAGTTTTATTGCTGGAATTGTAATTTTAATGATGTTGTTTTGGTTTACTAATACAAGTAATATGTATTATAGACAAGGGCAGATTGATGCACTTACAGGTAAGATAAACTATTATCTAAAAGTAAATGAAGATAGTACGAGAACGTGGGAGCGTAATGCTCATTAATACTATAATCTGTTTTACTATTATCATTCTGATTATATTGGTATTAATATCAGCAGGGTATTTATACGGGCGTCATGTCAGGATGACAAGAGATTCCTATGAAAGTATTCGAGCCTGTAAACATCCTGCTGATTTTATTCATTATATTAAACCTATTGATAAAAGGAGTATATTAAGTGAAAGCCAAAATATGTGAAGCGGGTAATTTATGGTTGACACGTAAAGGGAAATTCAAACGGCAGACGTGTCGGTTCAGTGGATTAGGTGGAGAGAATAGGACTATATCGATTTACTGTGCAGATGACTGTCCGTTTTTTAGAATAGAAGGATTTGTCATTTACCTTTGTAAAGGAGATATTACTTGTGAATCAATTACAGATGAGAGGAGATAAACAGTGAAACTTAAGATCAATTATAAACAACCGATTACAGAACTGGACCACGTAGTATTGACAATGCTATTGTGGTTAGATATTTGGAAGCATAAATATAAAAAGAAACAACGATCAAAATATTGGAAGTATGTCTGTTTTATTTATAATTGGTGCCCGCTTTGTAATTACTATTTAAAAAAGTGCAAAGATTGTTTTTTAAATGATTGTCGGACTTTTAAATCGTTTTATGCTTATTGGAGCCGTGGGAAGATTAATGGTGCAAAAGAAATTTATTTCAAATGTAAAGAGAAAGCGAGGGAACTGATAGATGCGAAGCGGTATGTTCATCATCCTAAATGTACCGATAAAATTTGCCATGAGCAATGTTATATTGCAATGAAGAGTGAAAAACAATTACTTAACAGAGAGGAATACTAAAATGAAGAGCGATAATCCAAAAACGAATCTATGTGATACATGCGAAAAGGCTCATACATTCCCCGAGTGTTTTCCAGAAATTGAAAGTGATGTTTCTTTCGGTGACAGTAGGGGAATGGATAATATTATTCACTGTGAAAATTATATGGAAGGGGACTGAAATGAAAAAATCAATAAAAGTAATTTATGATAATAGAGTTTGGGAATGTAGCTGTATGCGATAACTAAAGAGGACTTCTCTCTTATTTCGTAAAGATTTAGAAAGCTATAAGTTATTTAAAAACAAGGTATTAAGGTATCTTGTTTTTTTTTATATTTACTTTAGTATAATATAGTAGTAAATTAATAAGTATTATGAATAATAACAGAAGTTTACAATTAAAAAAACCTCCATCAAAATTAACCAAGAAAGAGAAGGAGTATAAGGAACAATTACGAATGACCCAAAGTAAACTACGCGTTCTTGCAGCTCTAAAAAAATCACTTGGTATTGTAACAGCAGCATGTGAGGAAACGGGAATTTCCAGGAGAACCTTTTATGAATACCTAAAACATGATGAGGAGTTTAAACAAAAAGTTGAGGATGTACAAGATATTGTTTTAGATATTACCGAAAGTAAATTATATCAAAATGTTGCAGAAGGAAAAGAAGCTTCAATATTCTTTCATCTTAAATGTAAAGGCAAGAGACGTGGATTTATAGAGCAGACTACCCTCATTAATGATCATAAAGGTTTACCCCAGAAAATGGTGATAGGAGGACAGGAAATTGACTTCAGTTAAATTCTACGAAAACTTTCCTGATCAGGAAACTTTTGCCAGAACTGTATTAGAAGCAAAACATAAGAACTATATATTCGGTGGTGATATACGCAGTGGGAAGACAATTGTTTGTCTCGCCATTCTTATTATCATGTGTAAAGTATTCCCAGGATCGAGATGGGCAGTTGTCAGAGAGAACAGACCAAAGTTATTAAAAACAACCTTACCTACATTCTTTAAGTATTGTTGCCCTTCCAATTTTATTGCTGACTTTAACAAATCAGAATTAATTTTCACTGCTACGAATAACTCCCAGATACTATTTCTTTCCGAACAGTTTGAACATGATCCTGAGCTCACTTCTTTTTGGGGATTAGAAGTCAATGGATTCTTTTTAAATCAGGGGGATGAATTACAAAAGGAAATGTTTAATATGTCAGTAATGCGTAGGGGACAATGGAGAATTGATCCTATGCCTCCAGCATTTACATTAATAGATACCAACCCAACTGATAATTGGATTAAAGATTTGTATGATAAACATATACGTAAAGAGTTACCTCCAGAATATTATTTCCAGTTAGCTGATATGGATAAGAACCCATATATCACTGAGGAGTACAAAACAGATTTAAAAAAAACATTACCGGAAGATTTATATTTACGCTTTTGTAAAAACAATTGGGATGTCGTTAATGCCATTATGCAATTAGTATCATGGGAAGATATTAGAGCCTGCTTTGAATTTATACCGAATAAAGAAAATATAGTCAAGCGAAAATTTTTAGGAGTTGATGTTGGACACGATGGTCCTGATCCATCAGTCTGGACAATAATGGAAGGCAGTAATATAGTTCCAAGCAAAACTGTTAAGATACCTAAAACAAAGATTCCAGAAGTGACAAGAAAAACAGAACAGATAATGATTGAAGAGCGAATAGCAGCAGAGGATGTTTGTATTGATGCAGTAGGATTAGGAGCGGGTGTCTGTGATGAGCTTGAAGAAAAAGGACACTATATAATAAAGTTTAAAGGTGGTAATGCCTGTGAACAGAGACTAACCGGAACAAACTTTACATTGGGTAACTTAAGGGCATTCAGTAATTGGTTAGCAGCAGATGAGATACGGCATCATAAGATAGGTGGTATACAGGATATGAAACTAATATCAGATGCCGGCTCGATTAAATATGAGATTAAAGGCGATAAAACTATTTATATCAGAAGTAAAGAAGAGATTAAACAAAAACTAAAACGTTCACCTGATGATTGGGATTCATTTACCTACGCTAATTGGGCACGACTGCAAGATATTATACGTCCGTTGCCAGGAGTGTTTATAGTATAATGGCAATACAAAATATAATAGGAGTATCTTATCAATCATCATTAGTTAATATTAATTTATTATATGATATAAGTTATGATGATGCATTAACAAAAAGACCTTTAATAGTTTTAATGCATGGGTTTGGGGATACCAGGGTAGCAGTAGTCCAGGCATGGAAAGAAAGACTTATAACAAATTATTCAGTAGTATGTTTAGTTGTAGATATGCGGGGAAGAACAACATCAGAAGGACATGAAGATTGTAATGGAAGAGAATTGTATGATATTTATGACGCTATTCAAAATGCTTTACAAAACTATAGTAATAGGATTGATGAAACAAATATTAATATTATTGGATACTCTGGTGGTGGCGGGAATGTATTTAAAATGGTATGTGCTTTCCCTGATTTGTTTGGGGTGGCGTGTAGTTTTTTTGGAATAAGTGATTATGGTTATGATAATCCTGATGGTTGGTGGCATACTACTCCTGCAAGAAGAGCGCAGTTAGAGGATTGGATCGGGAGTTCTCCGGCAGTTTTATCAGATAATTATTATATAAGAGGGGGAGTGTTTTTCCTTAATAACGCACAATATTCAAGGTGCAGAACATACCATGATTTACAGGACGCGGGTGTTCCACCTATAAATAGTCAGAATGTGGAAACAGAAATCACCGCTTTGGGATATACCAATTGGGTTTTTGATTACACAGATATTGGAGATCCAATAAGGTGGATTCATGGTTATCCTATCGTTGCGAACCCAGGGGAACCGTGTATTCAGGCAGAAGCCACTATTTTTGGAGAGATAAATGGAGAGACTTATAAAAATCCAAGTATCACAAATTTAGGATCATTATTAATTCCAGGAAATTTAAAGACGAAGTTTTTTGGTGTTTGGCTTAATAATGGATGGAACGATGCGGGAACGGTAGATTATGATATTGAAGCGGATAAATATACAATAAGAAATAATATTATAACTCTCAACAATGATGTTTATGTTACACTTGAAATATATAACAAAGAACCAAACAGATTTTATTCTGTAAATATAGATAGTGTTAATTATCAATTTTATTCAGATGAAAATGGAACACTTAGAATATACACACAGTTTGATGCAAATGAAAGTATTGAAATAATTATAATTGGTTTACTTTATATAGGTGGTATTATTATGCCAACAGTTGTATTTGGAGAAATAGGGGGGGAGGCTATAGGTGGTGATCATAAAGATGCTTATATATCAGAGGGCCTTACTGGTAATGCACAACCACAATTAAATGTTCTTTGGATAAGGGGATTTTTAACTGCAAGGTTTATTCCAATATTAAGATTTTCGCTTGATGGGCATATTCCAACAAATGCTATTGTAACTTCAGCAGTATTAACAGTTATATTAGCGGTTAATTCGGGAGGTGCTCTTATCGTTGAAGCAAGAAATTTACTTACAGCATGGGGAGTAGACCCTATAACTGAAGGAGCTAATGAAAACCCAGCAACAGCAGGACAGGGGACGTATAGAAGGAGTATTGATTTCAACGGTGCAGGAGGAGATGTAGTATGGGCTGGTGGTGGAAACTTTAGTGCAAATGATTATGATGCTCCTGAAGATACTTTTAATATAGGCGTAGGAGATTTAGCGGGACAGGTTTACAATATAAACATTCCAATAATGACACAAGCGTGGGTAGCAAACGATAATAATAATTTTGGTTTAACATTAATAGAAAGTTCAGGAGTAAATTTATTTAATAGATTTCATTCTCAAGAAGCAGTACTTGCAGCAAATAGGCCATATCTTACTGTTAATTATATAATACCTGTTCCAATACCAACTCCTGAACCATCAGTCTCAGAAGTAAAGCGAATCCTGAATCAGTATAAAATGTTTGAAAGGAATTTTTAATATGTGGAAAAGTATAGAAAAATACTTAGATAATATAAAATGTTTTTTAGATATTTCTTTTTACCAATTATAAAGGAGATTAAAAATGCCACGCAGACCTATTAATTTTTTACCACCTCCCTATCCTTACTTTATAAATGTTGATGTAAGTGCGGGTAACTGGACTAAAGATGAAAATGTAATTATATGCGAGTTACGTTGTATCGCCTTAACGGCAGATCAGTATTTTGATTTAAAGATAGGAGTAGATGATAGAACAGTTATTCTCAGAGGCAGGGGAGAGAATATCTGGCGAGTGCAATTAGATAGAATATTCCAGTATGGTACTGATCCAATAATCCGTACTAATTGTATTGAGGTATTTGGTTATTTCAGAGATTCGGTTGAACAATATACAGGTTAATGAAAGGTAATAACAATGGCGTATATACAAAAGGGTAAAACCTTTTTAAATAAAATATTTGAACGCTTTGGTTATATTAAAGCCATTGACCTGAGTGCAATTATAGGCGGTATGTTATTCAATCAAACACAGGGAGTAGCTCCTCCAGTATCATATGCAACGCTTGTGAACAGCTATAAGAGTTGGGTATATACTTCTATAGAGAAGATTGCTAAAACGGTATCAATGTTACCATTTCGTTTATATGTTTACAAAAGACAAGGTAAACTATTTAATGGAATGAATATAAAAAGCCAGATGCGTTATATAGATAATCCCCACGAGAAAAGGATGTTCCTCAAGCAACAGAATATAGAGCGTGTTCAGATATATGATCATCCATTCTTAACTTTGTATAATAATCCAAATATTTTAGATACTCGTTTTACCTTAACTTACAATATTATGGTCAGGATGGAATTGGCAGGATACTGTGGTTTATATATGCCAAAGAATGCTTTAGGCTTACCAGGAGAATTATGGGCGTTACCTTTAACCAGTTCCGCTGAGATAAAAGCAATACCAAGTAAAATAAATATTATTGATGGGTACTCATATACAGATGGAAATGTAAGATCAAAGTTTGAATTGGATGAATTATTATATATGAAGTATCCTAATCCTAAAAGCCCGTTTGAAGGTATGTCTCCTTTAATGGCGCAACTATATCCTTATGATATTGACCTTTACTTAATGCAGCAGCAATATGGTTTACTTAAGAATAAAGCATCTTTTGGTAATGTATTTACTACAGAGTTAGAACTTAAAGATAAACAAGTTAAAGACCTTATTGCTCAAATAGAATCACAATTTCAAGGAGCTTTACAAACAGGTAAAAGTATTATGCTGCATAGTGGTCTTAAGCAAGATAAGTCTATTACTCAGAGCACAAGAGATATGATGTTGAAAGAAGTCTCAGAGTTTGCAAGGGATAAACTTATCAGTGCTTATGATTTAACTCCAGGTAAATTAGGATTAGTTAAAGACGTAAATAGAAACTCATTAGAGATTTTAGATAAGACTTTTATCAAGGAATGTATTAAACCTAAAACAATGATGATTGAAGAGTATTTTGAAAAGTTTATACTTCCAAGATATGATGAAGCATTAACTTTAGATTTTATATTACCGGAAACGACTGATCGTAAGTTAGATTTACAAGAAAGAAAAGATAATTTAACATTAGGATATTCAACTATTAATGAGGAGCGTTCGAAGGATGAAGGAAAGGAACCAGTGCCCTGGGGTGATACTCCTATTATGCCGTTTAATATGTCTCCGTTAGATACCTCTATACGACCAGAGGAAGATATTGAAGGCAAGCAAATTCATTTAAAAAAATTAGATAGTACATACTGGAATAAAGATCGCTTAACAAAAGAGTATGCAATATTTATGAAGAGAGTAGAGATACGAAAGAATATTCTTATTCCTATAGTATTGAAGCACTGGAAGCAAGAATTAAAAGGAGTATTAGAACGATTAGACAAATACGGTAAAAGTATTCAAGGACATATTACAGGGTGGAGTATACAAAAGAGAGGACACTGGCTTAAAGAGAATAAAGGCAAAGTTGAGGATATCAATATTGATAGAGCAAAACAGGCAGCTTTATTAGCAGAGGCATCTGCTCCTTCAATATCTTTAATACTTCAGGATGCTGGGAATAATCGTTTGGAAGTTTTTAGTATTAATGAACCGTTTAATATATCTGATCCTGCTACGGAGAAATGGTTATCAAATAGATTAAAGCTCTTTAGTAAAGAAGTGGAAGGCACTACTTATGCAGAGATTAAAAATATTCTCAGGGAAGGATTAAGGGAAGGATTGCCATTAAATATAATTGCTGATAACCTTAAAGAGAAGTTTGCTAATTGGGAAAAGTGGAGAGCGCAAACAATTTCACGAACGGAAACAATAGCAGCGAGTAATACTGGAGACTTAGAAAGTGTAAAACAGGCAAAGCTTGAAGATAAGTTAAAAAAGTTTTGGCTTAACGAAGCAGATGCAAGGGATACACATATAGCAGCTGGAGCTACGTATAGTCATGATGGTGCTATTGAGATTAAAGAAAACTTTTCAGTTGGTTCAGATTCAATGCCATCCCCAGGAAATGGCAGTCTGGGTGAAGAGAATATAAATTGTCGTTGTACTTTAGGATACGTTGAAAAATAATAATCATAAATCAAAGGAGAGATTTTATGGCACTTATTAAAAAAATATTTGAAACGGAGATAAAAGCGTTTGATGATAAGAGCTTAACAATTGAACATTTTATTTCTACAGAGCAGGAAGATCGGTCAAAGGATATTGTTCGTGCTGATGGGATGGAAATGGACGGGATTCCAGTAGTATTAAAACAGCACGGCTTTGATACGGATACAGGGCATGAACCTATTGCAAAGCCTTTATCTATTATAGTCGGTGTTAATTCTAAAGGTGTTAAAGGTATTATAGCAAAGACGCAATACTTTGACGGCAGTAAATTAACTCCTCCTGATAATACAGGACAGCGACTTTACCAAAAGGCAAAGGAAAGGTTTATGCCTTATTTCAGTATTGGCTTCTCTGCTCTTGATGCTTCTCCACGTCCTGGCGGTGGAGTTGAATTTAAGAAATGGAGATTGAATGAATACTCCCAGGTTGGTGTTCCTGATAATATCGGCGCTGAAGTTATTAAGACAATGGCACCGGAGGAAGTAGAAAAGACAGCGAATGAGATTCTCACTTATAAAGTAGAGAAGGAAGAAATTATTATTCCAGAACCTGTCAAGAAAACTTCAGAAGAAGCAATTAATGATGCTTTACAAATAACAGCAAAGCGTTTTGAATGTACCGTTGATGAATTAATTAAAATGTTTTCTTTACCTGAAACTCAATTAAAAACTATTGCCGAACGTGTTGCTCAAGACTTACCCTGGGAGGCTATGCGAACACTTTGGTTTGGTATGTTAGATGAATTATATGTTAGTGATGGCACTGAAAAGGTTGTTAAAGCAATTATAAAAGAGTTTTCCGAATTGGTAACTCCCTATGCCGTTTCTTTTGCTCAATCTACTGGTGGAGCTGAAATAGTTGAAATGAAAAATTTAATAGAAAGTAAAACTTATATTGACGTGAAGGAAGTAACTGTTGTTCCGGCACCAGTTGTTCCTGTCAATAAAGATACATCTCCGGTTATTCTACGTTTACTTCCTGAACCTCCTGCTTTAAAACTTCCTGATGGCTTAACAAAAGAAGATATTGCCAAAGCTGTCAAGGAAGCAGTAAAGGATGGGGTTAAAAAATCCCTTGATGTAATGAAAGGGAAAATCACTGTTTAACTATTAATTACTTAATTGTAAAGGAGAATTTTATTATGAAACAGTTATTCAATATGCGCTTTTTGTTTGCGTATATTATGTCGTCATTAATTATGTGCTTCCGGTTTTTCGATAATCCTTCTGGAGGTGATCCCCATGCACCATCTGCATCGCCGCCGGTTATTCCACCATTGGAAACAATGACAAAAAAAGATTTGCAGGGTATGATTGCAGAGGTGGTAAAGACTTCAACCAAAGCAGAGATTGATGAACTAAAAGCGGATATCTTAAAAGTAAATCGTGGGAATATATTCCCTAATCAAGATGGTGCTTTTGGTGATGGAGAAGTTGAATCATTGGGTGGAAAAGGAAGTATTGTAGATACCTCTTTTTTCAATAAATCTTTTCGTCCTGGTGTTAAAAAAAGTTATGGGAACAATCCATGGATGGCAGACGGTATTGCAATGGGACAGCAGCTTGTAAATATTGGTGGACCGTTCAAACGCCTGTCTCCTGAAATGGAAACGTTTGCTAAAATTATTAAATGTGGCGGGACTGTAGCGAGATCAAGGGATGCTGGTATTGATATTACAAAACATAACGAAACAGTTAAAGATCACCTGAAGCAAGCTGGTCTGAGCGAAGGCGTTTTGGCAGACGGCGGTGCTTTAGTCCCTATTGAGTTTGTTGCTACTCTTATTGAATTTGCTACTCAGCAATCAATTATCTTAAGTAAAGTATGGCGCATGCCGATGAACACGAACATCATGCGTATCCCCAGATTGGTACAGGCTGCCGGCAGTTACTTTGGTGGAATAGTTCTTTACAGTCCGGATGAGGGTGGACTTAAAACTCATACCCAACCGGAACTTGAGCGGTTGACTTTTGAAGCTCAGAAGTTAATAGGTTTAATTTACTTAACGGATGAGTTGATTGCAGATAGTATGATCAATATCATTAATTATATTACCGGACTTTTTACTCGTGCTTTTCAGTATGATTTGGAAAGACGTGTTATTGCTGCCGCTGCTGGAGCTGGCCCGTGCCTTGGTATAATTAATGATCCTGCTATTAATATTGTCCCTCGTCAAACTGCTGGTACTGTAGGATATCAGGATGTGATTAATCTTGATAATGCTCTTGATGAAAACTTTACTGACCTTGCCTGGATGACAAGAAAAGTGACACAGAATACTTTGGTTGGTCTGCGTGATTTGAATAACCGTCCTATTTTTATGGCAGACTATAATGTATTTGGTGGAGAGCTTTTGCATCCACCGTCAATGATCAGCTATCCTGTTTATAGAACAAGAAACGTTCCTGCAATAGGTGTCCAGGGTGATGTTATTCTTGGAGACCTAAGCTGGTACTTGCTTACTATGCGCCAGGATTTGACAATTGATTCCAGTATCCATGTGCGTTTTACTACTGATGAACAGTGTCTCCGTTTTGTCATGAGACTTGACGGTATGCCTGCAATCAGTATTGCATTTGCGATTCTTGGGGATGTTGAAAGTTAAAAGTTTACAAAATAGAAAGGAGGGCGGAAGAGTTAAAATCCTTCCGTCCATTTAAAACATTATGGGAGTACAATTAGTACAATGTGAAATCCTTGACAAGGAATGGAAACGCAGACAAAGCGGTGGAGTTATAAGCCTTGAGATTAATAAAGCACAACGACTACAGCAAACCGGTAAAGTACGAATATTAAATCAAAAACCAGATTGTAAAAAGAAAACAATGATATCCTATGATAATAAAGCGTTGATAGCATCGGATGGGGATTATATGAATAAATCAATGTTTTCATTAAAAAAAAAAGTTAAGATAGGTTGGGTGCAGGATTTTTCAAAAGTTGGTGGTGCTGAGTTAAGCAATAAACATCTTGCAAATATTGGGAATGATTTGGGTTATGATATTATAGGGATCACTCCTGTTAATTTTAATAAACAGGTTTTATACAATTCTGATTTACTTATAATAAATAACTTTTTTGAGTTTCCTATAGAAAAGTTTAATACAGTCATGGATGCAATTTATGAAAAGCGTATTCCTTATATTAAATATGATCATGATCATAGAGAGATGCACAGACCATATTTTTCAAGGCAGTTATTTACTATGTCAAAGTTAAATGTTTTTATCTCTCCTTTACATAAAGAAAAAACAATTAATTTATTAGGAAGTCATATTGATGATCATAGTATTTGTTTACCTCTTTCTATTGATACGAAAGAGTATATAGATATCAAAGAAATGAATAGAATAAAAAATAGTGTGATCGTTCCTTGTTATAGAAAGTGCAAGGATAATATTGTTAAGTTTATAAAAGAGAATAAAGATAAATCTTATTTAATTATTGGTGATATTGATTTTTCTTTAGGAACTAATTTTAAAATTACAATTTCAAAGTTAGTCGATGCAAATAAAATGCCAGAATTATTTAATGAATATGAAAGTATGTTACATCTACCAATTTCATTTTGGGCTGGAGAGCGTATTTATTTTGAATCAATACTTTGCGGATGTACTCCTATTGTAAATGATAATGTCGGACATAAATCCTGGAACTTTAATAATGGTAAATTAAAAGATAATTTAGATAAAGCACCATTTACTTTCTGGAAAGAGGTAGAGAAATGTTGCAAGATATAGTTGGTGAACTTTGGATAGTCGTGGCTTTTATTATTATAGCTGTAGGAAAAGCTGTTTTAGATAAATTTAAAAATGATAAGTATAATAAATATAAATCAGATAGACGACACCATTGTCCTGATCATACTGAACTAATGAAAACAACCGGAGGAATGAAAATAGATTTAACAGAGGTAAAGACTGATGTTAAATGGATTAAAGGTGAAATACAAAATGGAAGGCGCTATGGACACTAACATACCAATTATCCTTAAATGTATTCCTATACAGGATGGCAGTCCTCGTAATAAGGATTATGTCAAGCGACATGGTAGTGAGATTAATTTAGAGGAGAGTAAAGCTCACCGATTAGTTAAAAAAGGCTTAGTACGAATTATAGGGGAATATACAAAAGAGACAAATAATAAAAAGTATAAAGTATTACCAAGATCAACAACCTTACTTAAAAAAGTAGAGGGGAAGGAGTTTAATACAGTAAGTATCCCTGTATTCATTCCCTGGTGTGATCATGGAAGGATTGGAAAAGCATATAATGATTTAATGGAGAATCATGTTGAAGACTGGGTAATTTTAATGGATCATGATGTATTACTTGTAAACCCATTA